GTCTGAGATAGCCTACCAACTAGCACTTAAAGGGGATGAGCTCAAGCGCGACATCGAGTACAACCTCTGTGGGTTGTCCCACGCGGCAGTTGGTGGTAACAACACGACGGCCCGTCAAACGGCCCCGTTGACATCCTGGCTAACCTCAAACACATCTAACGGATCTGGTGGGTCTGACCCCACGTTGTCTGGTGGCGTGCCAAACGCCGCACCGACAGACGGGACCCAGCGCGCCCTTACTGAGGCGCTGCTGAAAACCGTCGTACAGAGCATGTACAGCAATGGCGGTGACCCTAAGTTCTTGATGGTTGGACCTCACGTTAAGACTGTGGTCAGTGGCTTCGCCGGCATTGCCGCGCAACGCTACCAGGCGCCTGATGGCCCTACGACTATCATCGGTGCTGCTGATGTGTATGTTTCTGATTTCGGTTCAATCTCGGTTGTGCCTAACCGATTTAGCCGGGCCAGGGATGCATACGTTATCGATCCCGACATGGTCGAAATGGCTACGTTGCGGCCGATCCAGTCTGAGCAGTTAGCTAAGACTGGCGATGCCACGAAGTACATGCTCCTGGCAGAGTATGGTCTTCAGTGCAACAACGAAAGTGGACTGGGTGTTATCCGAGACCTAAGCACCTCGTAAAAAAAGGATGGAAAATGGCAGATAAGCGCAACCTATCGGTTGACCCTCTCTCTGGAATAAAGACTAACTTTGTTTACGAGGAAGGCGAAAGCCTTAAAGATGATCAGATCGTCATTGCAACTTCGCAAGACGTGACGGCCATTGTTGAGGCAAACAAGCGATCCGCAAACGCGATAGACAAGCACCAGAAACACGGTGAATGGTCGAAGGTTGCGTCTATCCCCATGTCCGTTTATCACCAATTGAAGGAGCAGGGCATCACTGATGACCCTGCTCGCTTCAAGCGGTGGCTGAATGACGGCGAAAACAAATACTTTAGAACCAGGGGGGGAACAGTTTAGGTGGCCCTCACTACATACACCGAGCTAAAGGCCAGCGTGGCCGATTGGCTCAATCGCGACGACCTAACATCAGCGATACCAGATTTTATAACCTTGGCCGAGGCTGAGTTTCAACGCAGCATTCGGCACAGGAAAATGATCACTCGGAGTCAGGCGACTATTGACAGTCGGTATTCGGCAACGCCCGCAGACTGGATGCAGTCGGTGAGCCTGATCATGGATACCAACCCGGTCACCCCATTGATTTATGTGACAAGCGAGTGGTTGAACAAAATGCGCAACGACTCGAGCGCAACAGGTACGCCAGAATATTACACGCATATTGGTGATGAGATTGAGGCTTACCCGGCGCCAGATTCAAGCTCTTACACGGCAGAGCTCGTGTACTACGCAAAGGTACCTGTGTTGAGCGACAGCAATGCCAGTAACTGGCTTTTGGCGTTGAGCCCTGACATTTACCTTTATGGAACTCTTATCCAAAGCGCGCCATATCTTCGTGATGATGAGCGCCTGGTTACCTGGGGAGCGATTTACAACAAATTGATTGATGACATGAACGTGTCTGATCAGCGGACACGCGGACAAACTAGCGTAACGATGAGAACTAGAGCACTTCAATAGGACAGCAAAATGGCTTTTACAGATTACTTAGAAAACAAATTGCTGGCCCATACGTTCAGCAATACGGCCTATACCAGCCCGGCAACTGTTTACGCCGCGCTATATACGGTTGCGCCTACCGACTCGACCACTGGCACTGAGGTGAGTGGTGGTGGTTATGTGCGGCTGGCAGCGTCATTTACGACGACTGGATCCGCGAGCACCAACGCGGCTGCCCTGGAGTGGGCAACCGCAACTGCAGGATACGGCACGGTGGTCGCAGTTGCGGTCCTAGATGCCTCGACCTCTGGCAATATGTTGGCGTTTGCGTCTCTGGACGCAAGCAAAACTATCGCCACGGGAGATGTGTTTCGGATCCCGGCGGGCGACTTGGACATCACACTAGATTAAAAAATGGCGACAGGATTTGGAAATGGCAGTTGGGGTGCAGGCAGATATGGCGAGTGGTCTTATCTCGACGGTTCGGCAACAGTTGCTGCGTCTTCTGCATTTTCTGCGAGCGCAGCTCTCGTTCAGCAGGGATCTGCTGCTGCGGCGGCGAGCTCAGCGTTCACGGGGGCTGGCCAACGGATCCAGCAAGGCGCAGCCACGGCAGCGGCGACATCCTCATTTACAGCGTCTGCGGAACGCATACAGCGCGGCTCGGCAACATCTGCTGCGAGTAGCACATTCTCGGCAGTGGCAGAGCGAATTGCGCTCGGTTCTGCTTCTGTCGCGGCTCAATCGAGTTTTACGGCGACTGCTGGGATCATTAAAATTGGCTCTGCAGAGATTAGTGGATCATCCTCGTTTTCAGCGACTGCTGGATATGTGCGTCTTGCTTCTGCTTCTGTTATTGCTGTTTCTGCTTTTGCTGCCAGCGGCCGTCACAAGTGGGAGCCGGTGGTTGGGCCGTCAACTGCGTGGACTGCTCAGTCAGGTGCGAGCAATACCTGGACTAGTCAAGCTGGTGCGAGCAATACCTGGACGGGGCAGGCGCCCGCGTCAACAACCTGGACAAAACAAACCGACGCTTCGACCGAGTGGGCGCAAGCAGCATGAGGAATAATTAATGGCTTCCACCTATGCAAATGATCTCAGAATAGAACTACAGACGACGGGGGAGAACAGCGGATCTTGGGGCACCCGACTCAATTCTGCACTTACCCAGACAGCCGAGGCTCTAAGCTACGGCACCAAGGACTGCTTTGCGACAGATGCGGACCAAACAATAACGGTCCCTGACGGCACCGCAGATGCATCACGGGCGCTCTATCTGAAGGTAACTTCAAGTGCCACGTTGACCGCAACCAGGACCATGACTATCGGGCCCAACACGATATCCCGATTGATGTTTATTGAAAACGCAACGACGGGATCTCAATCCATTACGATCAGCCAAGGCACTGGGGCAAGTGTCACTATTGCAACCGCCAAGACAACCGTTGTTTATTTTGATGGCGCAGGCGCTGCTGCGGCTGTAGTTGATGCACTGGCGCTAGTTGACCCCGGCGTGACAGATACCTTGGCAGAAGTTCTTGTTGCTGGTAACGCAACGGGCGGCACTGACATTGCCACCACTACGACCGATAAAGTGCAGTTCCGTGATGCGGCGATTTATATAAATTCCAGCACCGATGGCCAGCTTGATATTGTGGCCGACACTGAAATTCAGTTAGCGGCTACTACTGTTGATCTGAACGGGATCTTAGATGTTTCGGGTGCCTCACAGTTTAGCAGCACAATTACAGTCGGCGTGGATGGCACAGGCTATGACGTTAAATTCTTTGGCGATACTTCAGGCGCGTACATGCTCTGGGATGAATCTGCCGATGACCTGAAGCTGGTAGGAGCAGCAGGGCTTACAGTTGCTGGCGATATCGACGTAGACGGAACGAGTAACCTAGACATTTTAGACGTAGATGGTGCTGTAGATATGGCTTCTACGCTGCAAGTAGATGGAGCTATTACATCTTCTACTGGTGCTACGATTACGGTTGCTGATAACTCAGATAACTTGACTCTTACATCCACAGATGCAGATGCTAATGCTGGGCCTTCTTTAGTTTTGTATCGAAATTCTGGCTCACCTGCTGATGGCGATTTAACAGGGAGAATAAATTTTCACTTTGAAGATGACGGAGGGAATCAAACCAGAGGTAATGCAATATTCACTAAGATAAACGATGCCTCTAATGGCTCTGAAGATGCTGAATTTTACATTACTAATATGATCGCAGGTACAGAAAGAGATGTTCTGCATATATATCCGACTGAGATAGTCCTAAATGAAGATACTGTAGACCTAGACTTCCGGGTTGAGTCTGACGGCAACGCTAATATGCTGTTTGTTGATGGTGGTAATGATAGAGTTGGAGTTGGAATTGCTCCTACATCTAGACTTGAAGTACAAGATGCAAATGGTGTCTCTATAAAATTTGGGGATTTAGCATCATACCCTAATAATGTTATACCTTGTTTTATAGGTACAGGAACTTCTGCTTTAGCAGGTACTAATGGTGATTTGGTATTAGTACCAAGAACAAGTGATGCGGGAAAAATCGTACTTGCTACAGGTAATGGTGGAGCCGCAACTGAAAAACTCCGTATTACAACTGGTGGTGCTGTATTTAACGAAGGTGGTGCAGACGTAGACTTCAGGGTGGAATCATCGGGCAACGCCAACATGCTGTTTGTGGATGGTGGGGCTGATGCGGTGGGAATCGGTGTAAGCGATGTCGCAGATGCAAAGTTAGTTATTCAATCCACTGGGGTTGATGGCACATATGCCAATGTTTTGTCTGCTCAGTATTCTGGCAATTCAAACGAACACAACGTGATAGGAACCACTGTTTCTAGTACAGCAGCTAACTCTGGTTTTATATTCAAGGCTTCTGATGGTGGAGGTTCTACTGGAACGACAGAAGTGCTGAAACTCACTAGGGCTGGCGCAATATTTAACGATGGCGGCGCAGACCAAGACTTCAGGGTGGAATCATCGGGCAACGCCAACATGCTGTTTGTAGATGGTGGGAGTGATCGGGTTGGAATTGGGACTGGGAGTCCTAGTCAAAAATTACAGGTTGCTGGGAATATCTTATTAGAAACATCGGGTAATCCATCTATCACTAATAAAACAACTGGTGCTGGAAATAACCCTACTTTTAGATTACAAGCCGATACACATTATTGGGATTTTCAAGGTACATTTTCAAATGCCAATGATGAATTAATGTTTATGTATGATGGCTCATCTAAATTAACTATTGATAACTCTGGCAACGTGGGGATTGGCACGACAGGTCCAAAAAACAATATCCAAGTAAATACTGCCGGTGGATTACAATCTACATCTGCTAGTGAAGTAGCACTGCGCTATAACATGTACTACAGCGGTGGTGATAAGTACATCCAAAGTTCTAACAAGGCGTCATCTCTCGTTATGAATGGCGGAGGTGAATTTATTTTCTATAACACAAATAGTGCTTCAACTGCTGCAGATTCTAGTGTTTCAGGATTAGGCGAGCGTATGCGAATCCTTCCGACTGGAGGAATTACATTTAACGGTGATACTGCAACAGCAAATGCGCTAGATGACTATGAGGAGGGTACTTGGACACCAGTCCTTAATCGTGTAGGTGCATCCACAGTTTCATACACAGAACAACTTGGTTATTACACCAAGATTGGTAGGAAAGTTAGCGTAGATGGACGTATCGAAATTAATGCTGTTGCAGCACAAGGAAGTTCGGTTAATTATATTAGTGGAATACCCTTTGCTCTAGGTGGTACTGCTGGTATTAGGTTTGTGGGTGGTGTAGGGATTAATTATGGTTTTGACACAGCTGTAGTTAGTACAATAATGGGTAGTGGCGGGGAGTCAAATATAACATTTCGTGACAACACAAACACAGATTCGAATCTAGCGGTTGACTGGGTGGCAGGAGGGATAATTGCTTTCTCATTAGAATATTTCGTAGATTAATTATTCTAAGTGGATTCTTAGAACGGACATTTAACAACAGGAGAATACAATGGCTTTAACAAAAGAAATAGTAGTAGATAAGATAGAGGTTCTTGAGAAAGGACAGATTCAAGTAAGAGCAGCAACGAGAGTCTTAGAAGATGGCACACAACTTAGTTCA